GCGCTGCATTTCTTCTTCGCGGTTGAGAAACTGGCGCATCTGGTCCGGGCGTCCCGGCATCTGCGGGCCTTGGTACAGCGACAGGTTCGCCAGCTCGTTGCTGCCTTTCACTGATTTCTCACGCAGGATGGTTGGCAGGTTTCCACTCTGCTCGAGCTGCCCCAGCACCTTGTCGGCGTAGCCGATGCGGACGCCCTGCTGCTCCGCTTCAGGCAGTCCATGAAAAGCCGGGACCGTGTCCTGATAGCGGCCTCGAGACGCCATGTCGCGCCCTTGCTGCACGGCGTCCTTGACCTCCATAGGCCCGCGAAAAATCTGCCGGGCAGCAGCGTAGTCAGGGTTCATCGTATCGACCTGATCGAGCAGCCGGTTCTTCATGCCAACGAGCGCGGCACCACGGTTGGTCATGCGGCCAGTGATCTTGTCGGTCTCCGCATCAATCAGACCATCGAGACCGATCTTCATCGTATTGATGGTTTTCATGTTGGGTACGCCGCTGATGATCGGGTCACCAGCCTCGTTAAACCCGGTGATGGCTGCGTCAGTCGGATTGAACGGAGTATCGGTACCGGCGTTCCTGATGCGCTGGATATTGACACCTTCTCGCAAGCCAGCCTTCGCCTCTGGCGTGCTGAAAATGTCCTCCATAACATTATTCCAAACAGGCCCCTTCTGCTCCGCCGCTTTGTAGAACGGTGCGCTCTCCTTCTGCGCCTGACCCATCAGCCTGTCAGTGGCGGCTGCCGCAGTTTCTTGCGTGCCTAGTGCCTTGCCTACCTCGCCGCCAACGCGGTACGGCATGTTGAGGTCGCGTGTGCCTAGAACCTCAGTGATGCGTTCTCGCGCCGGTCCCGGTATCTTGCCTTGCGCCGCCAGCTTGCGCTCGCCTTCCTTGCCGATCGCGTCAGCCAGCGTGTAGTCGGTCTGCCCGGCGGCGTGCGCGTCCCGCATCTTCTGCAAGACCTGATCGAGCGTCTGGCCGCTGTCTGCCGCAGCCTTCGACACCTGATCAGCCGCCATGGTGTCGGCTGCCCGCAGCCGGGGCGCTTGCATGATGCGGGCGCCAAAGCCGCCAACGGCGGCAGCGATCGGAAGCCCGGCAGCAAACCCGCCACCCAAGACGCCGCCCATTTTGGCACCGGACAGGCGCTCGTCGAAATTGTTGCCTTCGCCAGCTCCGACAGCTGCGCCCAGTGCGCTGCCCTTGAGGACGTTGCGGCCATAATTGTAGGCGGGCGCCACCGCTTCCGGCAGGGCGCGGCTGGTGAAGGGGATAGTCGCAGCTCGAGGCCCGCCAAAGACGCCAGCGCCGGTAGCGAGGCCGCCGGACAGCGAGGCGGCTCCTCCCAGAAATCCCTGCGGCTGGTTCTCGGTAGACAGATCCTGCGCCGCCTTGGTGTACTTGTAGGCCTCTCGCGGGTCGATGATGCCGCGCTTGATCATCTCAAGCGGCGTTAGGGCGCCAGCCATCAGCTCGTCGCCCCAGCCCATGCCAGCGCCGTAGGCCGCCTTGGCGCCGTAGCCCTCGAGCGGTGGAGAGGCACCGGCAGCTATGAACTTGTCGCGTTCGTCGATCGCCGCTTGCCGGTACTTGTCCGGGCCGCGCGTGCCGGGGATGACATCGACCGGGTCAACAGTCGGCCTGTTGCGGTACGACGCCCAGATGTCGGGCTGTGATATAGGAGGCGACGGCGTTGTGTCGGGCGCAGCTGGAGCGGCTGGCGCCGCTGCTGGCGCAGCTGGAGCGTCATCTGGAGAGATGCGAAACGCTGCCCAAGGATCGTCAGCCATCACCTTCTCCTCGGTACCTCGCCCGGCTTGCCGTCAGGCAGTATCAGTCTGCGACCGGGTTGCAGGTCTTTGACGTCGTCCGGCGACGTTACCTGCACCGGCGGCAGCGCACGCTGCTCTTTCACCGCAGCGTCCTGTGCAGAGTAGCTGTCGTTCAGGCTCTTGATGATTGTCTCACCGGCAGTGCCGCTGACTTTGCCGACGACCTCCATCAGCTGCCGCCGTCGATCTGACTTGTCTCTAATATCTTGGTCAGTGTCGCCAACCATCGGCACGAATGCCGGAATGTTGCGGGCCGCCTCGCTGGGTGACACGGCAGAGCCGCTGACAAAGTTCAGCAAACCAGACGCCCAGTTGTCGATCGCGTTCCGCGCCCTGCGGTACTCGTCCGACACCAGCACATTGCCCAAGTATGGAATGCCGGAACCGATGCCGCTCGGGTACTTGGTCAGTGCCTTGCCGTAGTTCAGCTCCTTGTCGAGCAGGTCGAGATCCGGCTTGGCGCGTTCAGCAAAGACAATCGCACGCTGCTGCGGCTCGGACAGTGTCGCCGCCGGTGCGCCCGGTGCGATGCTGTACTTGTCGGCGCCTTGTGGTCGCTCATACTGCGTGCCCTGCGCCTGAAATTTGTCAGGCTCGTTGACCTTCCGCTTCAGTTCTGCAATTTCGAGTTCTGCTTTTCGTTGCGCCTGATCACGCGGGATGCCGGTGTCGTAGTATTTCTTCTCCAGATCCGCGCGGGAGTTCTCGATGTCAAGCGTGAGCTTGGCGCGATCGAGCGGCACCTTGTTGATGTTGGCTTGCTGCATCTCCGCTTGCAGCCGCTCGTTGAGCTGCTTGATGGTGCGGTCTGGACCTTCTCGCACCCATTTCTGGTAATCCTTGACATCCTCCTGCCAGAGGCCGCGCTTGTTGACGAAGGCGTCCTGCTGCTGCTTGTCGCGTTCGCCCCTGAACTTTTCTTCAGTGTCGTAGATGTTCTTGTAGTAGGCCCGCGTCTCCGGGCTGACATTTGGGTTGTTCATGTACAGGGCGGCTTCGGCCATCGCTCTCGACGGGCCAAGGGGCGGCGGCTGCACTGGCGGCGCCCCCGGAGGCTTGCGCTGCTGCTCTGAGGCGGGCTGGATCGCCTCCTGCGATGGCGTGGAGCCAGCTGGAGCTGGCGCGGCCTGTGTGGGTGCCGCCGTGACGCCCTGCGAGGTGTCTGCCGCCCGCGCTGGCGGCACCAGCGTGCCAACGGCATCGCCATAGCCTACCGGGGGAGCCATGGGCATTGCCGCCTGTGCCGTGGCACCCATGGGAGGCACGGTGCTGCTATCCGAAATCACCGAAGGCGAAGTCGGGGGCAGAGAAGCGGTCGTCGGGGACGGGGAAGTCCCCGACTGTGTAGGGTCCGGCTGCGGCACCTCCGGGGCCGTGACAGGCTGGTCTATGACCGCTCTGGTGATGGCATCACGCCGGTCCTGCAACGACGCATCCGGTCCACCGCCAAGCGACCCCATCGGGCTTAGACCCGGCAAAGGCGCATCTGACCTCACGGCACCCTCTCGGCCAATAGATGCTGTTGGGAGGAATGGCGATCCGGGTCTGCGGCCACCGCCCAGCATCTCGAGCAGCCGCGCGTCGGACGCGCCGCCTTCCGGCGGAGCCTCCTGCGCCACCTGTTGCGGCTGCTGCACCGGCTGGTCGAGCAGCGCGGCAGTCACGGCATCGCGCGGGTCTGCCTGAACTGGAGAGCCTTCACGATCGCGCATGCCGCCGCTGCCGCCGCCGCCCATGGCTATGGCAGTCGCCGGTGCTGGCTGTGCGCCGGTCCCGGCGAGGTAGGAAGCCGATCGAGAGGCGACATTCGGAGCTGACGGACGCAGGTAACCGCGCAGCATGGCGTCAGCCGCTTGGCCTTCAGTTGGCGCATTCTGCATCGCCTCGAATGCTTTCGGCGTGCTCTCCTTGAGGTTCTCCGCCGTAAAGCGCGACTGCAATGCCGGGTCTTGTCTGCTGTAGCCGGGATAGTTTTTGTCCAGCCACGCTTGCATCTTGTTCCAATCTTCACCGCCCTCCTGAAAGAGGCCGTGCGAATACATCGCCTCGGTGCCAGCGAACTTGGGGTTATGCTGATCGATGTGGCGTGATGCGTCTGACCAGTTGAAACCGCTCTCGTCGCGGGCATTCGGCATGGTGCCGCCGATCGCTGTAGGCGTGTAGCCAGCGCGAGCGAACTCATTCCGCATGGTAGCTTGCACGCCGCCGACAGTGCGCGGGTCACCGCGCGGCAATGGCACATCCGGCGACGGCACTGGAGCCGACGACGCCACATCGATCGGCGCCTGTTCTGGCGCCTGAGACACCGGAGGCGGCGGCTCTGGCGGCCTTTCTTCCTGCCGCGCAAACATCATCATCTGCGGGTCAGCCGCTGGCGACAGCATCGCTGTCTGCTGCGGCGCCGGTGCTGGCGCCGTGATCGACGCACGCTGCGCTGGCATCGGCGGAATGTCCGCTGGCGTCAGGTCAGCCACCGTGCCGCCGCTGAAGCTGGGGGTTGCCAGCTCTGGCTGGAAGAACGTGTTTTCCTGCTGCGCCGACGCGGCTGACGGAGGAGGCGTCGACGGCACGGCATCCGCGAAACGCTGGGCAAAGGGCGGCATATCAGGCGGCGGCGGGCCTTCACTGACCGGCCACGGGGGCGGCGCAGTAATGGCGGGGGCAGTCCATGGGCCGCCCGGTATCGATGCCGGGGCTGCGGCAGCTGGAGCTGGCGGAGGCGCCACTGGCGCCGCTGTGGGCGGTGGCGGCCTCTCGGTATCGATCGTGGACACCTTGGGGTCGTAGCCCGGCGCAGTCACCGGCGCCGGTGCTGGCGCAGCAGTCACTCCTGCTGGCGTGTAGGTGCCGGGCGTAGCTTTGCCGCGCAGGTTTGCTTCAGCGGTTTTCTGCTTCTGCTCCATGTGGTGGAGCATTAGGTCGTTGATGCCTTCAGCGAACGCATCACCCAGATAGGTCATGCCTTCGCCCTTGGTCTTGGGGAAGCCTTTCTGCTTTCCGGCGAGCGCGGCAGCGATGGCGCGGCGCTGTTGCAGCTCCTGATAACTCAGGCCGGTATTGCCTCCGAAGATGAAACTGCCCTGTTCGTCTGCCATGTCATCCCGCCCTCAAAACTGTGCCCATGACCAGCCTGTGGTCGATGAACTTTCTGCCGCCATGCTCCGCGACGGCACTGGGGTCGATCTTCTCGACGTCCTGCGCCATCGGGCCGATGTGCATCTGCTTGTTGGGGTCGCCCTTGAAGCTGTACTTATAGACCGGCAGCTCGTCGTCGTCGGCCTCCATCGGCTTGTAGCCGCGCGTCGGCTCGTCATGATCGGCGTCACTGACGTAGCTTGGCGTGAAGATGCTGCCGACTTTGGTGATGTTCTCCTTCTCGCGAACGTCGGACATCGCCATCAGGCCCATGCCGCCTTTGAGCAGACCACCGGCAAGGCCGTAGAGACCGCCCATCTGCTGCTGGTAGTTGGCATTCTGCTGCTGGTAGATCTGCATGTCCTGCGAGAACCGGTTGTTGATGAGGCCAGCAACATCGGTCGTCGGGATCTGGTTATTCGGCGTGTTCACGAAATTCGGGTTACTGATCTGCGAGCCTGACAGCAGCGAGCTGATCTCGTTGATCGGCTGGTTCCGCATCGCGTACTGCTCGTTCATGTACTGGTTGCGGGCCATGTTCTCCGCATTGAACGAGGACTGCGCTTGCGAGACCTGTTGCGCTAAACCTGCATTGGCAAAGTCTGCGCGGGCACCGGCTTGCTGGAAATTCTGCGCCTGAGCCTGATTGGCGAATGTGCCGGTCTGCTGTGCCTCGGTGTAGGCCTGTTGCTGCGCGGCATTCTGGAAGCCAGCCTTCTGCGCGGCCATGTCCATCATGCGCTGCTGCTCGGCACCGGCCTGACCAACTGCGGCAAACCGCGCGTCGTTGGCTTGCCGGTTGTAGTTGTCCATGGCCGATGTGTAGGCCTGACTGCCGTAGCGGATGCCTTGGTCCGCGAGCTGCTGCGTGATGCCCTGCTTCTCGATGGCGAGCTGCGGGTTCATCCGCGCCATCAGTGCGTCCTGCACGTTCTGGCGGTCGCTGCTGAAATCATCAGCCGGGCCGTAGGTGCTCTGGATATTCCCGGCACCCGCTGCACCGCTCTGGTCGAACGATGTCTGCTGCTGCCCGGTGTCGGCAAACGTCGTCGCCGCCGATGGCAGACCGCTGATCTGGTTGGGATCACCGGCAGCCGGTGCGCCGCTGGTGTCGATGTTGTTGGACAGCCACTGAGACAGGCGCGAACTCTGCGCGTTCGCCATGCCAGCCAAGTTCATCTTGGTGGCGTTCGACTGATCCTGTATCTGCTGCTGCTGCGGCGACAGCGTCTGCGTTGCCGTGAACGTCGGGATGTTGATGTTGGTGCCGGTGTACGGGTCATTCCAGATGTAGTTGCCGGTAACATCGTAATTCAGCGAGCCGTCAGGCGTGACCTGATTGGTATTGTTCAGGAACGCATTGCTGATCGCCGTCGCGACGTTGGTGGACGTCGAGGCTCTGGCAGTGTCGACCGGATTAGGTGCCGGTGGTGGCGACGGCTGCGACTTACCCATCTCAGTAATTCCCCGGATTGGTTCCCGGCTGCATCAGTTGCGATCCCGGCTGCTGCATCAGCGGCTGCGGACCCACGAGACCCGGCACGTTTGGCTGCGGCCCTTGCGGCAGTCCTGATGCCGGTGTCGGTGGCATGACTGCACCCGGCCCCGGCCCAGCTCCACCCATGCCAACCGGCGGGCCGCCCATGGGCGGGCCGCCCGGAGGCGGCGCACCCATGCCGCTCGGAGCCAGACCGGCTGCGGCCATGATGCCGGGGGGCTGAGATCCCGGCATGGCGCCAGCGGCATTAAGCGGGTCTGATGGGCTGGGCATGTTCTGCCCCAGCACATTAGGCGGCCTAGACAGGTCAGGACGGTAGCCACCACCAGCTCCCATGCCGGGCATGGTGCGCGGCGACGGGTTTGCCACATTCATCAACGCCGATGTGATGGCGTTGCGTTGCATGTTGGCGCCCGGCGGCATCGGGTTGGCCGGGCCTTGCGGCATTGTGGTAGCGCCGACGCCCTGCGGGTTTGCGTAATTGATCATGCTGCCTCCTCCAGAGCGTCAGCTGGTGCCGTGTCTGGCGTCAGGTGATGCTTAAATCTGCGATTAAAGCGGTTATTCGCCCAATCCTCTGCCGTCAGCAGACACAGGACGCCGTCCTTGCCGCGACCAAACATGCGCGGCACCTTGATGAAGGTGTAGTCGTAGACTGCGAGCTGGCGCAGCAGCCGCTCGTTCTCGATCGGCGTTCGCTGCACGAGCATCTGGCAGCCGCATGTGATGAATGGATAGCGGTACATGCGCTCGATCGTGCCGCGCATCAGCCAGTGCGGATCTATGGCGGCGCCGGTCAGCTCGATCAGGCCGCTGTCGTCGTCGTAGTTGTGGTAGACGAGGCCGCCGATCAGAACGCCGCTCTCGTTGAGCACGCCGATGCCGCGAGCCTCGGACGGGAAGCCGCGATGGCAATGCGGCACCAGCTGCGAAACAAATTTCGCCACCAGCGCGTCGTGTCCGTACAGGTACGAGAGCATTAGTCGAAAATGAACCTCATTCCGCCGGTTGGATCTGCTGGCGGCGCCGGTTGCGCCGCACTAGCCGCTGCGGCATTTGCCGCCACTCGCGCGGCAATAGCGTTGCGCCGCGCGTTCATGTCGTAGTGACCGCCCTGCGCCCAGACCTTGAGCGCCTCCGGGTCAACCATGCCGCGACTGTCGCCGTAGACTTGGTTGGCCTGTATCGGGCCGCCGTAGACGCCGTCGCCGCCCAGCGTCTTGCTTGGGTCTGTCCACGGCTGCGCGATGCGCGTGGCGTCGACGTCGGCGCGGGTGAGGCCACGGTTTTCTGCCTCCCACGCCGACACGGCATCCATCGAAGGCTTGTAGCCTTTGATGTAGGCGGGGACGAAGGCGTCGGTTGGAGAACCGGCCTGATAAGTCTGAAACAGATTGCCCATCGGCTGCGCGGCGGGAGCGGTAGCAACCGCAGCAGTCAAATCCGCCGCCGGGTCTGCCGGTACCGGCACTGGAGGTGCGTCTGCCATCACTCGCTCCCTAGACGTTCACGCCAAGTCTCTCGAACGTAGCGCCTATTGAAATCAGCTCCACGAGCGGCGTAGCTTCCTGCGCCACTGTTACCTGACAGATCGGCGCGTGAGAAAATCCAGTTTCCCCGACCGACACCCAGCCGGTATTTCTCACCACCTGTGAAACCATGCTATGCGACTGATCCCACTTCGCCTCATCCCACCTTCCCTGATCCCAGACGTCTGGAATGCCGGGATCTGGTCCTGCGGACGGTGGAGTAGGAATACGAATAACGTAGTCGGTGCATGCGGCAAGCTGCGGAACGAACGGCTGCCCGCTCTCCGACAAAAACGAAGCCCGCGCCTGATGCCAGACGACGGTGGTCGATGTCTGCTGAAACATTTCCCAACCGCCAACCATGACCGCCGTATACGGTTTTCCGTCGTCGTAACCGCCGCGATCGGCCTCCATGATGAGACCATCCTGCGTACCGAAGAACATGCGCCCGCCAAGATACATCCAGCACATGGCGTCCCAGCCGACGATGCGGCCCCACGCGCCGGTGGCGCTGTTGGCGCAGCCGACGTACTGGACGCCGATCGGCCCTCCCGGCCATGTGACGAACACTCCGCCGAACTCGTCCCACTTTTTCATCGTCCACGGATATAGACGACGCTGCGCTACCATATCCCGCCACATCGGCTTGATTGGGCGCGTGACGGCAGCCAACTCGAGCTGGTCAGCAGTCTTGGTGATGGCTTGCGAGAGCGGAATAATTCCGTCCACGCAAGCAATCAGCAGGTCTCCGCCGATCGGGATGTGCGCATTCATGCCCATGGGGACGCTGACCGTGTAGCGTCCTTCCTGCCGCCAGTTGTCTGCGGTGGACGGGTCACTGCCGGTGAAGATGATTGCCTCGCCCTGATCAGTCATGAACACGCACTTGTCGTCGGTGCCGTCACCGGCGTCGATCGACCATGTGGCGCCGAACATCAGCGTGCCGCCTTTGGTGGCCGCCCCCGACAGCGGGATCATCAGCAGCGTGCCTTGGATGGCGTTGAGCGGCAGGTACCACGCATTCATGCTGTTCTTCTCGATGAAGAACCAGCGGTTGCGATATTTCCAGACGTACACAAGGTCCAGCCCTGCCTCTACGGCAGAACCGGCAATGGCGTTGATTTCTCCGCTGTTGAGTTTTGTCCAAGTTGTTCCATCAAACCTGAGCGGGTAATCGCCAGCATCATTGACAGCGATCATGTAGTCGCCGCCTTGATTTGAAAGCTGCGAGGCTGCGTAGTTTCCTGAACCCTGACCGGCCATGACGACAGTCGGAAAACCTGAAACCGTTACGTCGTAAAGCGTGCTCTGCGTTGCCGCGTACATGCGCTGCGAGGCATGAATGTTGAACTCGAAACCTGAAATAACCGGAACAGTTTCCGGCAGCTCGCACCAGCGCACGCAGCCTCCGCGCAGCTTTACGCTACGCATTGTCGGCAGCCAGTTGTCGAGAACCATAGCCCCACCGGGCTGCATGTAGGTGAAATTCTCGCTCAGGATAATGCCGCGCGTCGGCGCCGCGATCGTGATCGTTTGCAGGTTCTGCGCGACCTGCTGCGGGACTGCCGTGCGCCTGAATGCCTGATGCTGGCTCATGGTATCGGCACCGGCCACGGATACGCAACGGTGGCGTTAGTTGATACAGGCGAGCGTCCGGCAATGATTGGCGCCGGACTGTCGGCGCCCATCATCATCACCAGCGCGTCACCGTAGGTGCCCATGTCCTCGGCGTAGGGCGAACCCTTCTGCGCCTTCCACTGCCAGATCATGGCCAGCTTGTGAATGCGATCGCCAAGAATGAAGCTGTCGTTGTCGGTGGTGAACTCGGTGCCAAGACCGCCAGAGAAAAGTTTGATGCAGTTTTTCTTCAGGTACGGAAAGTATGCGCTGGTGCCTACGCCCATCACCGGCACGATGTGCATCTGGCCGCCGTAGATGATCCACTCGCCGCGATTGTCGTAGTAACCGCGAGCGCGGCGGTTCACCCACTGGTCGAGATCCGGGATAAACCGCATCTGCACGGACGGCGTCGTCGATCGCCAGACGTTCGTACTGAGCAGCATGCGCTGGTAGTCCGGCGGCATGTCGAACGCCTCGGTGGTGCCGTCACCAGCAAAAATTGTCGTTGATTTCAGTACATTCCACTCGCGCGTGTCGTAGGCGATGCGCTGCGCCATCTCGTTGGCGAGCGTCAGCATCTCCTGCATGGTACGGTTGCCGGTGATGTTGGAGAACACGGACGTCGGAATGGTGACGCCGACGACCTCGCATACATCTTTCACCACCGACAAAAGGGACATCAGTCAACTTTCTGCTGGGCCTCTGTTGCCATCCGCATCAGCGTCTTGCGATTGAGCGAGCCGTGCGGCGCGTGACCGCTGTTGGTCGTAATAAACTCGCGCAGCTGCTCGAGGCTCATAGTGTCGAACTGGGTTGGCTCTGCCCGGCTCTCCAGTGCGCCGCTCAGTGCCTTGGCATCTTCCTCGAGCGCCATGTTGCGGGCCTTGAGCGCCTCGTTCTCCGCGACCAGCTGCGCTGACGGCGCCGTTGCCTTGGCGTCCTTCATGTACTCCTCGGCGCGGTTCTTCAGCTCGCGACCGGCGAGGCCAAGGTTCTTCAGCTCCTGCCCGTCAACGTGTGCAAGAGCCTCCACAGTGTAGATGTTGAGGGCGCGTAGTTCAGCTCGTCGAGCCTCCGTGAGAAACGGCGCGTAAGTGAGCGGCGTCCCCGCCTTGGTCTGGGCAGTCTGCTCCTTGAACTGACGATACTGGCGGCCAAAACGCTCCGCATAAGTGACAGCAATCTGCTCGCCTGTCTGCGGATCTGTGACCCAGTGCGAGAATGCCATCGCGGGAAAAACGGATACGTTGCGCGACCCGGCGAAGCGGATCTCGCAGATTTCCATGTCGTCGTAGATGGGTCTGCCTTCCTTAACGGTCTTGGCCTCGTTCTTGATGGCGTGGTGTTTGAACAGCGCCACTGTTGCTGCATCTGGATCTCTCGTAGGCATCTTGGTTCTCCGTCTGAGGGAATGTGGTAGCGAGCAGCTGCCGCCCCGTGGGGACACGAGGAAAGGGACACGGGACGGCAGCTCTAGCCCAGTGGAAATTACGCCGCCGGGTTACTGTCGTAGAAGCGCCAGTTGAACATCGGGTTGACTTGGGTGAGTTCACCCATCCAGCCGATGAACTGCGCGATCGCGTCCTTGTCGATCGGCATCTGGCCTTCTCCGTCGAACAGGTTGTCGAAATTCCGGTTGGCGTGATACCGCATGCGGAAGCTGTCGGTGTTCAGGCCAAACGTGGTGTTTGCTGGCATGTTGGAGCCGATGCCGCCGTCGAGGACGATCTCCGCTCGCTTGCCGCCGCCGATGTATTCGATCGCGCTGAAGCCAAGCTGGCCCAGCGAGGTCGAGTTTGTCTGTCGCTGGATGGCGACAGTCGCCGCATCGTATGCGGCGTAGTGCTCCGGTGACATCACCAGCAGATCGGCGTGATCCTTGCCGCGTGACTGCTTGGTCATGATCACGTTGAGGTACGGACGGATCGTCGTCGCGCTCGCTTGCGTTCCGATCGCCGCCGACATCGACTGAGCATCGTAGGTCTTGGTCTGCCAGATCACGGCAGAAGCACGATCGATGCCGCCGTAGACGCCGGTATTGGTGACGACCGGCACGGCAGTGGCGAGGCCAGTGACCTGCTTGCCGCCGTTGGCGGTGCCGTCACTGTAGATCGCTGCATCCATCGTGTCCTCGAGTGCGCGTTCAGCCGCATCGATGTAGCTGTCGTAGACATCCATGAGCTGGGCATCGCCCTCGTTGTTGAGGATTTCCTGCATCGAGAGGATGACCGGCACAACGACCATCTTGGGATCAAAGTATGCGTCGTTGAACAGATCGAGCGCAGGATTGAGCAGCTGATCGTAGCCGCTGTACCACTGGGCGACCTGCTTGCTGATCTGGAGCGTCTGGCGAATGCGCGGACCAGAGTAGGTCTGCCACAGGCCTTTGCGCCGCATCACCGCGAGCAGGGCGTTATTGTTTGACACCAGATCCTGATAGCCGCTCGAACGATCTTCGAGGGCCATCGACAGGATCTGCTGATAAGCAGCATTCGGGTTGATATTGGGCATCGGACATCCGGTTCTGTTAGACGCTGCCGTTCACACGCTTGATTGCGTTTGAAATGGCTTCGCGTCGGCCAATCGGTTTGTCGTTCCTGCGCCGCGTTCCGTCTGAGGGACCGCTATCGGGTGCGCCGGAAATCGACTTGTTGGATCGGGTCTGAGCCGGTGTGGTAGAGCGGGTCTGAGCCGCGCGTGGAGGTCTTAGTCTGATCGCTCGCTGATACGCGGTCTCGAGATCGAAACCAAGTTTCAACTCTTGCTCGATCAGGTCTCCTACCTCGTCAAAGCCGGGATGCGCGTCTGCGAACACATCGACCGCAGAGCGCGTCTGACCAAAGACCTTCTCATGGTGCATCCCTTGCACGGTTTGTGCAAGTGTACTGACGGCTTGGTGGAGCTGCCCGATCTGTTGCGACTGTGCCTGTTGCGCGTTCTGGTTCTGCATCAGCTTGTGCTGGTCCGGCGACTGATTGAGGATGTGATACGCAACATCCCTTAAGGTGATCTTCTTACCGTCAGACGTCCGCATGTTCAGGTTGCTGACGATCACATCGAGACCGCCGACGACGTCTTGCCGCAGCTTCTGCTCCATGCCGACGTAGTTGGTGAGCGCCTTCTGCAACGTGGTGCCGTGCTGGGCCGCCAGCTCGTGGAAGGGCCGTATCGTATTCATGGTCTCGTTGTCGGAGCGGTACTTGCGGTACGCGCCCTCAAACTCCTGCGCCATGCGGTGGACCTCGCTGCGCACGCTCTCTGGCGCGGTAGCCCACTCCGCCTTGGCTTTCTCGTTGAAGCGCGGCAACGGGTCGCGGTACGGGGTGCCTTCCGGCAGCGGCGAACCTGCCGCTAACTTGCCGCTAACCTGCGGCGAACCTTCCGCTAACCTGCCGCTAACCTGCGGCGAACCTTCCGCGTCCCTGTCCGGTGCCTTGGCGAACCTGCCAGCCTCGCGGTACCGCTCCTGCTGCGGAGGTTTACGGAGGTCCAGCTCCTTCTGCATTTTCTCGGGCGGGTTGTTGTCGCCCATGCCGCGCTTGGCCTCCGCCTTCTTGGCGCCCTCCTTCTTGGCCTCCGGGTGGTTGGCCTTCTCGAACGCACGCTTGATGGCCTCGCGCCGGTTCTCCGGGCGCCCGTGGCCTCGCTCCACATCCTCGACCGGCTTCTCTGGCGTCTGGGCGCCGACAGGCGTCGGCGTGTTCGTCGGGTTCTGGTTGATCACCACCTCGTTGGCTGGAGCTGGTGCGGGAGATGACGGTGCGGATGCCGGTGCTGGCGGGGTGATGTTGACGTCTGACATAAGTACTCCTTGCCGGTCTGAGCGGCTGGTTAAACACGTTCACCATTGCGGTAGCGTGCGACGGCCTTCTGGATGGCCTCTCGCCGTTTCTTCTTCAAGGATCGATCAGTGGTCGTCCGCTGCTTGGGTTTGAATTTTTCGGTGCCAACCTCGATGAGACCCAGCGCCCTGCCGACTGAACGAAACTGAGACTTCGACGTATAAAACCTGCCATCGACCTGCTCGGTGGCGTCCATGATGTCGCTGATGATGTGCGGACACGGGAGCGGCGATCGCGCCGGGGCGATCGCTTCTTTTTTGATGCGCCAGCGGCCCGGCTCAATTTCGATCAGCTCTGGCATCGGCTTCCCTGACCAGCGGCGGCGATACATACACCACCGGCATTCCGTAGAGCGCCACCTTGGTGACAGCCACGCCAAACTTTGTCGCAGCCTCCGACACCGGCATTCCTATTTTTGTTGTCGCGGAGACATCAACGACGGGCATGCCACCCGCTGCCACGGTTACGACTGACATGCCCATCGATGACCTCCTACCTGCGGCGCCGCTTCTGCTTCGCCTTGATCTTGCGCTTGCCGTTGGGTTTTGCCTTGGCCTTCTTGGTTTTCTTCTTTGGTTTTTTCTTTTTGGGCGGCGGTAACACTTGCGAGCCTTCCGGCTCGTTGATACTCGGCATGGCGCCTTCCGGCGGCTGCCCGTTCTCGGCTCTCATGGTCGTCACTCCTGTTGAGCGGCGCAGGGATATGCGCCGCCTCCGTCTACCGTCTGGTTCTACGTCTGGTTCCGCTGGCAGCGCCAGCCTCCATGAACGTGAACTCGACCTCGTTGGAGACCTTGTCGCCGTTCTTGACCGTAACCGGCACAGTGTCCGGTCCAAGCCAGAGCGGCATGTTGATGCCGGTGGACAGTCTGCCGTCGTCCTCCAGCGTCGTCAGCTCGTCGTTACCGGCAAAGTTGATGACGCTGCCAGCGAAGAAGAACTCTCCGCTGAGATAGATCCTGAAGCTGGCATCACCGATCGTGCAGCTCGACGGGTCGATCGATGTGATCGCTGGCGTCGGGATCTCGCCGCCCATGTCCGGCAGCTTGGGCGGCTCGTTGATGCTGGCGGGCAGCACCATGGTGGTGCGGCCCGGCCCGTCCGGTTCGTTGATGCTCTTGATGCTCATGTGAATGTCCAGTTGCTGGCGGCAGAGCCTACGCCGCTGTTGACGACCTGAACGGGGACGGCGCCAGCCGTTGCCTTCTTGGGCGCGGCGGCGACCGTGAGCGATGTGGCGGAGACATAGGTGGTGGCTTGCGGTGTGCCTCCGACGTAGACCTGCGAGTTGCGGGTAAAGTTTGCGCCGGTGACCGTGAGCGCCAGCGTGCCGACGCCGCTTGCCGGTGATGCCGGTGCCAGTGCGCTGATCGTTGGCGCCGCTCCGCCCGTCAGTGACGATGCGTGCGAGGCATTTGGCGTGGTGGTGTAGTTACCCAGATCCGAAACGGTTTGCAGCTGACCGCCGGGTCCGGGGTTAACGCTGGCTGCCGTCACCACCACCTCAGTGCCAGCGCCTTCGTAAGGTGCGCCGCCCGCGCTGGGTGTAGCGAATGCCGTGAGTGCGCCAGCCGCGCCGTCGTCGATCGGCGTGAGGCCAGCTGTCGTCGGCGGGCGCATGCCAATCTGGCCCGGCATGTTCGTCGGCGGCGTCGGGCCGTCCGGCGTTACCGTCGTTGCGCTCTGCGCCAGCGGATTGACGACTACGTCTCGCTCCTCAACCTCTGGTTCGTGTTCGTGCCTTCGTGTCGTTGCCTCTTTAGCCATGTCGCGATCTCCTCTGGTTACTGTTGATCGTAGTTGTCCTGCGCGGCGAGACCGCCCATGGCGGCAGCACCACCGACACCAAGCAGCGGTGCCTTGCCGCGCATCATCTGCGACAGCGCCTCGGCTGGCGTAATGCCACGTTCAGCCGCCGTCTTGATAGCCCGGTTTTCCACGGCTCGCATAAACGGGTCACCGGCAACGCTGCCAAGACCTGTGACCTTGCCGCCACCAGCCCACGCAGCCGCCTGTGTCTGAGCTGGCGTCATGCCAGCCTCACCGGCAAGGCCTTTGTAGTACTGCTCCATCGCGCCGTATTCATTTTTGTTTGGCCGCGCGGCCCAATACACAGGACGTTTGGTAGCCTCGCGCATCGTGAGGTCGCCGCCCTCGTACATCTGTGTCGGATTGATCGTCGGCTCGCCCTTCTCCAGCTTGAGCGAACCGGCAAGGAAATCAGGATCGCGCGACAGCATCGCTGGCAGCTTGAATGCATGCGCGTCCACCGTCACCGGCGCGAAATTGCCTTGCAGGTTCTGACTGAACGACAACGGCTTGGGGTTGGCGATCGAATCAAAGTATTCGCCGGAACGGATCTTCTCGGCGTTCTCTCGATGCAGGTTCTGCGCCATGTGGCCGTAAGGCTGCGGGTTGACGCCGCCTTGCTCTGGCACCGGCAACCCCTGCTTTTCCAGCATGTAGTAGTAGCTGGCGTTGCGGGCGTTGGTCTCAACATCCGATCGTGGTGAGGTGGCTGCGACGTAGTCCATGTACCGCGCAAACGCATCTGGGCCTTTCTTCTTGCCCAGCTCAGACACGAAAGCATCACGCAGTGGCTCGTTGTAGTAGAAGGTCTCGGCATTCATGTCGCGACCCTTGTCGATGTAGTCGAGCATTTGCTGCTGCACTTTTTTATTTCCAACCAGTGCATCGACACGCTCGCTCACGCCGCGAGGAGGCTCGTAGCGCGGCAGGTCGTATTGCCGCACATCTGGCGTCTCGTGAATGCGAGAGTAGTCGAACAGATCACCGATCGCGCTCTTGTCCGGCGCAAATCCCACAAGCGGATCACTCGGTGTCCTGATCCTGCCGCCAGCAGCTCCGATCGCCCCTTCCGGTGCAAACGGTGAAGCGCCACCAACAGTCGCCATGGCAATATCAGCGGCTGGCTTGATCATCTCCTCAGTGGTGATCGGTGTCGTTGATTGCAGCGCCTGACCGGGAGCGGCTGCCATCTTGGCAGCGCCAGCCACCAAGGCATCCGACTGCCACGGCACGCCGGGACCAGACAGCGCCGCCCATTGCTCAGGCGTCATGCCGTAATCGTCCTGCCGCGCCAGCTCGCCCATGACCTCGGGGTCGTCAGCCACGGCGGCCTCCCGGCACTGCTGTTGCCTGTCGCGTCATCTGGAACTGCTGCTGGCTGCGTCGATCCTCCTGCCGCATCGACATATCCGTCAGCTTGGCATTATGCGCCTGTATGCTGGCGTCTGCCTTCTGCTGGTTGAGCGCCATGTCCTGCTGCTTGCCAGCCATCTCCATCTGGTGCGCCTCGCGGCTCTCCAGCAGCTTCTGGTTCTGCACCGCCAGCTTTGCCTGTGCGTCCTGCGATGACATGCCCTGATCGACCTGCTTGAGCGCGAACTGGGCGTTGATGTCGGCCTGTTTGTGCCGGTCTTTCTGCGCCATCTGCTGCTGCGCGATCTGACCTTCCTGACTGATCTTCTGGCGCTCGGTCTCCTGCTTCATGTTCTCGATCTGCAACGCCGTCTTGGCGTTGATCTGCGCCGGATTGTTGTTGCTCTGGTCTTGGTTGCCCTTCTGCTCCATCTGCTGCACGAGGTCGTCGATGGCGCCGTCGAGCGTGCGCCCGGCACGGAATGGCGCGGTGGCGAACTTGAGCAGCTCGCCGCAGAACGATGCCGTCTGCGGCTCCGCCGTGATCATCATCGACAGCTGCGGCAGCAGCGTACTGAGCACGCCGACGAACTCGGTGCGCCTCTGCTTCTCGGCATTCTCGTCGGCTTGGATGGTGCTGTC